ACGACCTACACCTGCGTCGACGTAGACACGACCGACGGATGGACGGAGATCGACGCGCCCAGCGAGGAGATCAGCGACACGGAGGCGCTGCGGATTATCACGGGAGGTGCAACATGACGAGAGCAGGAGCGATAGCCTACCGCAGCAAAATAGAAGCGGCAGCAAGTACCATGACTGACGAGGTAGCATTGACCGCTGTTGAGCTATTCCGCGTGTGGACAGCCGGCAAAGCATACGTTGTCGGCGACAGAGTGCAGTACAATGGCGCGCTGTACAAATGCGTGCAGGCACACACGGGGCAGGTGGACTGGGCACCGGACGCGACCCCGGCACTGTGGGTCGCTGTCAGCGTGGATGAATGGCCGGAGTGGGTGCAGCCGACCGGTGCGCACGATGCGTATAACCGGGGCGATAAAGTCAGCTACAACGGCAAGCGCTACATTTGCACGGCCGACGCAAACGTCTACGCGCCGGACGTGTACGGATGGGAGGCAGCAGCATGAGCACGCCAATTTGCAGAGTGTGGGACGCAGAGCAGGGCAAATACGTCGGCCTTCCGGCAATCAAAGGCCCAAAGGGAGACCCCGGCGCACCGGGTAAGGACGGCAGTGACGCGACCGTGACTGCGGCAAGCATCACAGGCGCGCTTGGGTACAAGCCTGCCGCGCCGGGTGATATCCCGGTAGTCCCGACTGCGGAGATCAACGCCAACACCGCCGTGCGCCACTCACACGCGAACAAGGCGGTAATCGACAGCATCACCGGGCAGGTGACAGCAGACAAGGTATACAACCCGGATCATGTTACTGATCTGGTGCAGTATGCGGCTTTTCAAATTGCGTCGCAGCAAATCATTTCGCAGATCCCAACCGTGCTGCCGAGCCCGAACGCGCTGACCGTCACCTGCGGAAGCAACAGCGTCACATACGACGGGAGTGCGGATAAGAGCATCGAGATTCCTTCCGTAAATGAGATTGTGACCGAAACTACGCAAGTGCTGCCCGCTTACACAAATATGATACCGATCAGCACGGACGCATCCGGGGCTATTCTAAATGGTGTCGGATATGAGGCCGGTGCACTTCATTCAGACGGCTCTGTGGCTTCGGCAAGTGCTTTCACCAGCGGCTTTATTCCCGTAAAAAAAGGCGATGTAGTGCGCATTAAAGACCCTGGCGCTGCGAACTTTTCACTAGACAACGCAGTAGCGCTTTACAAGGCGGACAAGGCGGTAAGTGCTGGTATAGGCAAATATATCCGAGCCATGCAAGGCAACGCTGCTTACGGAGGCTTTACCATATCCGGGGATGTTTTAACATGGGACACGTCTTCGATTTCGTACTATTTTTGGCAAGATTTCAAATATTTGCGGGTTATGACTTCGTCCGCAGATTCAATCGTAACAATCAACGAAGAAATTAAGGAATCGGCTCAAACGGTGATGTCCCTGAAGCCAACAGTAAAAGTTTCGAAGGGCAACCTGAACTTTGCTGTTAACGAGCCGCTGTTGTCTGGTAGAAAAGTCGTTGTTTTTGGTGACAGTTTGATAGGAATGACGCGCGATCAAACATCCGTCCCGGCTTATGCAGCGGCGTATACTGGTGCAAAGGTGTACAATGTTGGCTTTGGTGGATGCCGCATGTCAAAGCACCCGTCCAACGGATATGCAGCATTTTCCATGTGGGCGCTGGCCGATGCGGTAGCGAGTGGGGACTATGCCACGCAGGAAGCACAAGCACCAAGCGGATCGGATTACTTTGCAAGTCAACTGGATGTGTTGAAGTCCATCGACTTCACATTTGTCGATGCCATTGTAATCCACTATGGAACGAACGACTTTGCCGCAAATGTTCCGCTTGATGATTCGGCGAATCTTTTAAGCACAGACACAGTGTGCGGTGCACTGCGATATTCCATTAAAAAGATTTTGACAGCTTTCCCCAAAATCAAAATCTTTGTATCTCCCCCCCTGTACAGAACGTGGAATGGAGTGGGCGCTGAAACCTATAAAAACACCCTTGAAAAAACGCTTCCGGAATACGATTCTGCCATGAAAACGGTGGCGGAAGAGCATAATTTGCCGACGATTGATGGGTACAAGCGGCTTGGAATTAATGCCATCAATTCCGGCGCATACTTGTCGGATGGCACACACCTCAATGACTTTGGGCGTAGGCAATTCGGCGAGCTGATCGGCGGGTGTCTTATTTGTGGCGCGTAAAGGAGGCAACGGAATGCAGATTATTGAGGCGTTTACAACCAAAAACAGGTGCTACCAGATCGGCGCGGCGCTGTATCCGCAGGGCATTATGCTGCACAGCGTGGGATGCGCGCAGCCGTCTGCGGCGGTATTTGCACGCAGCTTTAACCAGTATCAGCCGGGCGGCGCGCCCGTCTGCGTGCACGCGTTTGTACAGGCAGACGGTACGGTGTATCAGACGATGCCGTGGGAGACGATCGCATGGCACTGCGGCGGCAGCGCAAACAGCACGCACATCGGTGTGGAGATGACCGAGCCGAGCGCGGGCATGACTTACGCGGAGGCGGCAGAGCAGATCGCGGGCACATACCACACGGCTGTGGAGCTGTTCGCCGCACTGTGCAAGCAGTACGGTCTTGACCCGGAACAGGATGGCGTCATCATCGGGCACGCCGAGGGACACAGGCGCGGCGTGGCAAGCAACCACGCAGACCCGGAGCTGCTGTGGCGGCAGTACGGCATGGGCTATACAATGGACGGCTTCCGCGCGGATGTCGCGGCGGCGATGGATAAAAATGATAACGAGGAGGACGAGGATGACATGGTGAGGTACAACACGATCGAGGAAGTCCCGAGTTGGGCGCAGGACACGGTGCGCGCGCTGATGGACGCGGGCGCGCTGCAGGGTGACGATCAGGGGCGGCTGGATCTGTCGCTGGACATGATCCGCGGCATGGTGATCGGCAAGCGGTACGCGGACGCGTGCAACCCGAGATATGCCACGATCGACGACGTGCCCGGATGGGCGCGCAAGGAGACGCAGCGGCTGATCGACCGCGGTGTGCTTGCCGGTACGAGCGGCGGCAAGCTGGATCTGTCACTGGATATGCTGCGCACGCTGCTGATCACGCAGAAGATGGTGGATGCGCAGGAAAAGGAGGGCAAAGCATGAATGCACCGAGCAAAGCAATGGAACTGAAAGCGGCTATCTCGGCCGTACTGGCCGGCATGACGGCTTTCTGGGGGTGGACAGGCTGGCTCGTGGTGATCTGGCTGACCGCAATGATCCTGGACTACGCGACCGGATCGTGGGCGGCGCTGTCGACCGGCACGTGGGATAGCGCAGTGGCGCGCGCCGGCCTGTGGCACAAACTTGGAAGTATCGTGGCAATGCTCGTCGCGTTGCTGCTGGACGTGGCTCTGTCCGCGATCATCAACTACGGCGACCTGGGTTTTGACTTGCCGTTTACATATAAGACGGCTTTCTTGCCTTTGGTGGCGATTTGGTACATCGTGACGGAGCTGGGCAGCATCACGGAAAATGCTGCGCACCTCGGGGCACCGGTGCCGAAGTTTTTGATTAACTGCCTCGCAAAGCTCAAGGACAAAACGGACGAAGAGAAATAACAGCATCCCCGCCGGAGAACCCGGCGGGGAAAACAATAAGGAGGCTACTATGGACGCAGGGCAGACCACCAGCTACATCGACGAAAACGGGCAGAAAAAGACCGGCATCGTTGCACCGAGCTACAACAAGGACGCGGACTATGCAAAATATATGCAGCGAGCGGCTGCGGACGGCGACATGGGTGCGGCATCGTACTACGAGAGCCAGAGGAACAAGAAGATCGCCGGGGAGGGCATGGACTACAGCCCGTCGAGCCTGTACGCGCAGTATGCAAAGCAGTACACACAGGATGAAATGGATCGACTCGAGAGCGGATACACGCCGAGCTACAACGTGGGGGCAGACTACGCCGGCATGGCGGAGAAGGCGGCGAAAAGCGGCGACTACGCCGCTGCAGCCTACTACGAGCAGCAGCGGAACAAGAAGATCGCGGGCGAGGGCATGACGCAGTATCAGCCGGAATACACCTACCAGAAATACGCGACGGACTACGACGACGCACAGCGTGCAGAGCTGGAGCGGGGATACCGGACGGCGGCGGAAAAGGCTCAGGAGACCGGCTACCTCGAGAGCACGCTGAACATGCTGCAGGAGCAACTGAAGCAGCAGCTGGAGGCGAACGAGACGGAGAGCGCCAAGCAGACGGAGCTTGCGATGCTGAAGCTCCAGCAGCAGAAAGAGGAAGCACAAAAAAAGTATGACAGCACGGATCGGCAGCTCTACATTGACATGATGAAGGAGCAGAAGGCACTTCCGGAGCAACTGGCCGGGGCCGGGTACACGGGCGGCGCCACGGAGAGCTCGCTGCTGAAAAACAGGCTGTCGTATGAGCAGGCGCTGCGAGAAAACGAGGGCGGCCGCGCAAGCGCGATGACGGCGCTGGATGTTGCCGGAAATGCAGCGGAGCTGCAGCGGCAGATCGCAAAATCGCAGGCTGACCAGACGGCGCGCAGCAACTACCTGGCCAACTACAGCAGCATCATGAGCGGGCTGCAGAGCCAGCAAAACTACGAGCGTGAGCGGGAGCTGGAAAGGAAACAGCAGGAGATCAGCTACGCACTGGCAGCGGCGGACAATCTGGCAAAGTACGGAGACTTCTCAGGATATGAAAAGGTGATGGACAGTAACGGCAACCGCCTGTATACGGACGCGCAGATCGCGGCAATGAAGGCAGAGTATGACGCGCTGAAGGCGGCGAGCACGAGAAGCTCGGGAGGCGGATATGGCTACGGTGGATATAGCTATGGCGACTATAGCTACACAGCTCCAAGCGAACCGACGGAAACGATCAGCGAAGACCAGGCACGCAGCCTGAGCTGGGACCAGGACGAGGGGACGTTTGTCTGGAACGGGAAAACGTATTCAAAGATATCGGATCTGGTGAACGCTTGGAACAATGTGTCGCTGAGTGATGAGGACGAGGCGGTGCTGCGGCGCAAGTTTAAGGCACAGACCGGCGTTGACCTGAGCGCCTACGGATATTAAAGGAGTTTGGCATGGCCGATACGAAAAGGAAAAACAGATTCGGCAGCGGCAATGGCGGCGACCTTTCCGCTGCTGTCCGTCAGAACACCGAGACACAAAGCCGGGCGGCGTTGCAGAACGGCACGTTGCCGGTGCACCATTACGCGACGATGCATTTCGACGAGAAAAAGAAACAGAAGAAGACGCAGAACCCGGAGCTGCCGAAGGGGCTTTCATTCGGCGAGTACCTGAAGCTCGGCACGAAGGACGCGAAGGAATACTTAAACGCTATTGGCAACCTGCCGAGGACGGTCTTTGACAAGACAATCGACACTGCGGATAATCTCGAGCAAGGCGCAGTGGATCTTGCGAAGCAGGCCGCGGGGAAGTGGGATGCATCGGACATCCAGAGATGGGCTGCAAATGAGAAAGCCGCGGAGCGACCCGATGAGGAGAAAATGGGCCAGGGCATGCTGTGGAAGGGCGTGACGCAGGCGGCGAACGGCTTCGCACAGACGCTCGGATGGCTGCCGGGCAATGCGCTGAAAGAATTGGGCTGGGAGAACAACCCCTTTTCCAACTTGGCGGAGGCGCAGCAGCAGATCGCGGACGCCGCGCAGGAATACTACGGCAAGAACATGCAGAACGCCACAAAAGGGCAGAAGATTGTCGACGAACTCGGAACAACGACGGTTGCAGCACTGCCGCAGGCAATCATGGCGATGATGACAATGGGCGGAAGTGCGGAAGCGCAGCTTGCAACAGGTGGAGCAGGGGCTGCCGCGACACTGCCGGGCATCGTCGGAAACGCGAAAACTTCGGCAGTCACTGCGCAGCAGATGGCGCGGGCGATGGCGAAAGATCCAAACTTCTGGCTGGCGTTCTCGCAGGTGGCCGGGCAGAACTACCAGAACGCAAAAGCGGACGGCGCATCGGATTGGGAAGCAAATGCGTTTGCCATGGCCAACGGGCTTGTGAACGCGGCGGTCGAAGTGGGCGGCGGTATTCAGAAGCTGCCGGGTGAGCTGCAGGTGAGTGAGAGCGCGCTGAAATCGTGGATCAAGTCGGCCGCGGAAGAAGGTCAGGAAGAAGTCGTGCAGGGCGTGCTGGAGCGCGCGCTGCAGAACCTGACCTACAACAAGGGGAACAAGGTGTTTTCGACAAAGGACGAGGACGCCGTGCTCAACCCCGTGACGGGCGCGAAGGAATTCGGACTCGGTATGACCGTCGGCGGCATCCTCGGCGGAGGACAGACGATTGTCGGAAAAGCCGCAGGGCTTGCGCGCGGAGCGGCGGGGAACGTACAGGCCGACGTGCGGGAACTGCAGAAGGCGCAGACCGCTGAGGAAAACACGAAGGAAGCCAACAATTCAGCGAAGGCGGCGCAGGTGACGGAAGTACGCGAACTGCCAGCGGAGCAGACAAGCGTGGAGACGCAGACAGCAGAAGCACGCGAGCTGCCAATGGGGCAGGTGAGTGCGGAGTCGCAGGTGCGGGAACTGCTGGGCGGCGAGGTGACGAACAGCAAGGCGGAGAGGATCCTTGCAAATGCCGGGCTCCGGACAGCATTTGAAACTGTGACCGGCGAGGCGCTGGCCGGAACCAAGGCACAGCAGCGCGAGACCATCAAGCGAGCGGCAGAATCACAAAATGCGAAGATTTTGCAGCAGAATGCGCAAATTCAGCAAGTTCATTCACAAAATCAGGCGAAAATTGTGAATGAACCGGTTGCAAGCACGGCAAACGCGCAGGAAAGCGACAATTTTGCAGATGTGCGGGGGCTGCCGTCTGCCGATACGCAGGTCAAAAGCAAAAATGAACGCACTTCGAAGGCTATGCCACTTTTGCCAGAGAGATCAGAAATCGCAGGCTCGCAGGGGCTTCCGGTGCGAGCAGATAATGCGGTGTACAAAGTGGTTGAGATACCACAGGAGAAAATCGACGAGATATCCGCGTATGTTGATTCTGTCGAAAGCGCTACGGCGAGAAAAAAATATAAGCGGATCATTAAAGACCTGTTCATGGGTAAGACCTTCAAGAATGCGAACACATTGGCGAACGGACTGTATTACGAAATCGGCATTGGCTCGAAGGGAATTGGCGAGATTATTTCGAGGCAGCCAGTAAGCGCTGATACATTGGCAATGCTGGAGCAGCTGGACGAAATTGTGGAAAATGCGAAGTGGATGGCAAGCGAGCCGTCAAAGCACACGGCGCGCCACTTGAAGAGGACAGACATTTTTGAAACGAAAGCCATGTTCGGAGAGCTGCCAGGCGTCGCAAGAATGCGTGTGAATGTGGGAGACCAGGGAAACAACCTGTACTATTTGACAAATGTAAAAACAGAGGCTTCAAACTCTCAACCGCGCAACAACGATCGTTGGAAACGCGGGATAGAGAGTGAAGCCTCTGCAAGTAATATGGTATCAGAATCGAAAAGAGATGTCAAGAGCACGCAGGCGAAAGAAAGCGCACGAACTGCGGCCGAAGGCTACGCACGCGAGCACGGACTGCTGACCGGAGAAAACACGAGCAGATCGGCGGTGGAAGAAAACGCGCGCGTGATGCGCGAGGCGCAGGAGAACGAGGCGGAGCGGCAGGAACTGCGAGACAACCCTGTGGAGCCGGGCACGCACGCGGAAAGGATGGGCGTGAAGATCAGCCACCCGTTTGCGCCGATCACGAACGTGGACGACCTTGTAACAGAGGCGAAATACGCCAAAAAGGCGAGCCGGGACATCGAGAAGAAAATCCGGGAGCTGAACCCGACACCGGCAGAGAAAGAATTTGCGCAGGGAATCGCAAAAGGGGCATCATTCGACAGCGCCGGGAACATCGTGGGCGGAACGTACACGGCGGAGCAGATACCGACGACCATGTCAAAGGAAAAGGTGACGCAGCTCGCGTACTACTACATGGCAAAAAACGACTACGCGGGCAAACTGATCCGGAGCCGCAAATACGCCGCGCAGCGGCAGTGGCAGGCGAAGCTGGAGGAGCTATTCGGGACACCAGATGACCGGAAACTACCGGGCGCGCTGAGTTTGCAGGTGAACACGATGCAGCGGAACGTGGAGAAAACATTCGGGAAGGAACTGGGAAAGAAAATCAACGAAGAGCTCTTCGACCCGATCCTCGAAAATTCCGCAGAAAAGATCCGCTTTATTAACCGGATGTTTGACCGCGTGCGCGGGTTCGACCTGAGCGAATCGGAGAGCGCGCTGGTGCAGCGAGTGATCGAAGGGACCGCGGTGGCGGACCAGGTGAGCAAGCTGGATCCGGATATGCGAAAGCGCGTGGCGGATGCGGCAACGAGTACGGACGTGAAGAAGACCGCTGCGGAAATGAACATTCCACGGGAGCAAATGGAGCTCGTGGAGCGGTACAAGGCGTGGCTGGACACGCAGGCAAGGCTGCAGGACGCGGACGTGGACGCAAAGAAAATCGAAGAAGCGGCGGCGGGATACAAAAAAGCATATAACGAATTCTACGACCTGATCAACGAATTCCTTGTGAGCCATGGGTATGATCCGATCGGCTATGTGAAAGGGTACGCCCCGCACATGCAGCCAGAGAAGGCGCAGGAGGGAACGGCAAAGTTCCTGAAACTGATTGGGATCGACACGCAGGTGTCGGAGCTGCCGACGGCCATCGCTGGCAGGACGGATAGCTTCCGGCCAGGAAAGCAGTGGAACCCGTACTTCCTCGAACGCACGAAAACGAGCAACGATAACGTAGAATATGACGCAGTAGGCGGTTATGAATCCTACGTCAACTACATGGCGAATGTTCTATATCACACGGACGACATCATGAAGCTGCGCGAAATGTCCAAATACTTTCGCGGGAAGTATGCGCGGGATGGGATCAGCGACCGGATTGCGCAGGCGAGAGAGATGCACAATGCATCGCTGGAGCAGAAGATCGGATTCCTGGAATCGGCGGACCGGATCGCGGAGGGCACGCGCCTGACGGAGGAGCAGGCAGACGCGGCACTGGACAAATACATCGACAGCTTGTTTGAAAACATCAACGGAATGACGAAGTACGGGCAGTTCGTGTCCGTATTGGATGACTACACGAACAAGCTGGCAGGAAAACGGACGACAGGAGATCGCACAATAGAGCACGAGGTGGGAAGAACAGCTCTAAATATCGGCAACAAGCTGACAAAAATTTTCGGAGAAAGCACCATCGTGGGCAACCTGTCGTCCGCATTGAACCAGACGGCACAGATCCCGATGCTGGCGGCAGAAGTTGGAGCGGGGAATGTCGCAGAAGCTGTGCGGGACATCGCGACAGGAAAGACGAAGGTGGATGGATGGGAAGGCGCAAGTGACTTCTTGACCGGTAAGCGGGGAATTGACCAGCTGACGGAAACTAAGGGGCTGGGGAAGGTGCTGGACGTTGCCGCTATCCCGTTCGAAGCGGTGGACGACGTGGCCAGCCGCGTGATCGTGCGTGCAAAATACCTGCAGGAAGTGAAAAAGGGCGCAACGCATGAGGAAGCAATGAGGGCGGCGGATGAATATGCCAGCAGGATGGTGGGCAACCGCATCCAGGGCGCGAAGCCGATGGCGTTTGAAGGTAGCCGGTTGAGCCAGAAGGTGCTGACGACGTTCCAGCTCGAGGTTGCCAACGCATGGAGTCATATATCGCACGACTTGCCAATGGAATTTCAGACGATGGCAAAGACGCAGGGGAAGACTGCGGCCGTGAAAAAGCTCTGCGGATTCGTGGCAAAGTACCTGCTGGAGGCATTCCTCTTCAACCGACTGACGGAATGGCTCTACGGTGGAACGCCGGCGCCGTTCGACGTGATCGGATATGTGACCGGCGCTATCGGCGCAGGCGAGGGGCTGAGCACGAACAAGTACCTGCTGACGGCGTTGGACAATACACTGGAGGCAGTGACCGGAGAACGAGAACTCGGAACGGAAAAACCGGAGCAGAGATTTGACACAGAGGCGGCCGCGAAACAGCTTGGATACACGGTGTCGGGCGACATCCCGTTCCTGTCGAACGCGCTGTCTGCGGTAGGGGCGAGTGACAGCAACATGCCGCTGCCGACTATCCCGTTGAAAACGGGAGCGGATGTCGCAAAAATAATTGTTGGCAAAGACGCAGACGCGCGCAAAGACGCGGCGCAGAAACTGGCGGAGGACGCACCGAAGGAGCTGAAGACATGGCTGCCGATGGGAAACCAGATCTATAAGACCGGCAAGGGCGTCGAGACGCTTGTGCGCGGCGGTGCATATTCCGGGTATGGAGACTCCGAGCGGCTGAAGTATCCTGTGGACACGAGCGGGCCGAAGGGCCTGCTGAAAGGCGCGCAGATGGTGCTGTTTGGGCCGAATGCGACACAGGACGCGAACGAGTTCTATGCATCCGGCGACAGAAGCCTGACCGTAAAGCAGACGCAGGCGTATCGGGACATCGTCGCCAGCGGGGCGGATAAAAAGACCGTGTACGAAACCATGCAGGCCGTGCGCGGTGTGGATGACGACGACCCGGAGGCGGCGGCAAAAGCGAAGCGCGACGCGATCCGCAACGCGGATCTGCCGGACAGGTACAAACAGCAGATCTATTCGGCCATGATCGGCGACGGAAAGGACGTGAAGTTCAGCGCGCTGCGATCGGAAAAAATGTCGTGGGACAGCATCATGGATTGCTACGACGTTTACGATCGGATCAACCGGGATGACGAGAAAGCGTCCATAAAGGCGGTCGAGTTTGCAGCGGAGGTGGATCGCATGAACCTTTCCGACGCGCAGAAGGCGGCCGTGAAAAGCGATCTGGTGTTTTACTCCGGTGTGCAGGCAAAGGCCGAAACGTATGAGAAAATCACCGGAGCGGGCGTCAGCACGAGCGAGGCGGAAACACTCGCGCGCACGATTGGAGCACTGACACCGGAGGAAGGCGCGGACAGCGTGACCGCTATGCAGAAATACAAGGCGATCGTCGACAGCGGCGTTTCCGATGCGACGGCGGCGGCAGCTATGCAGGCAATCATGCCGGAGTCCATCGCTGTGAAATTCTCGGCGGCGCGCCAGTGGAACGTGCCGGCAGAGAAATACGTCGAAGTGTATGAGGCAACGGAGGGAATCAAAGAAAAGTACGGAAAGACCTCTCTGAACGCAGGCATGGCAAAAGCGGCGATCGACTCCGTGAGCGGCTTAACGCAGGAGCAGCGCGCGGCGCTGTGGCAGATCCAGAACAAGAGCTGGAAGCCGTATAAAAACCCGTACTCTACTGCGGTGGGCAGCAGTGTACGGGCAAGGCTGGAGAGCGGGACGGTGACAAACAGCCTTCCGACGGGCACAAGCAGGGCGGCCGGGGCGCTCGGGTTGCCGAGGTGATGGCGGTTGACAAAAGCGGAGGATGAACTTATAATAAAGCCAGCCTCGCGGAAGGGAGGGCGGTAAACTCTCCTTATATGCTGAACACAGCATCTACACACCGCGACGGCTATATGCTGATATATCGACGTTTTTAAAGGCTTCAAATCCCTCCTTCTCCGCCAAAGACAAGACGCCGATTTCGGCGTCTTGTTTCTCTATCTGCATATCCGGAGAGTTACCGAAGCGGTCATAACGGGGCGGTCTTGAAAACCGTTAGGCGGCAACGCCACAGGGGTTCGAATCCCTTACTCTCCGCCAAATAAGAACCGTAATTTTGATACAAAGCGTATCGGGCTTATGGTTCTTAATTTTTATGCTAAAACACTGCGTTTGCGGCACTTTTGCACCCAGCGGCCCCAAAAGAAAACCCGGCCAGGTTGTTTTCTGGTCGGGTTTTTGCCTTTGCGTGGGCTTCGTGGTCCTTGCAATCGTTGAAAGAGCGTAAATCGTTGAATTACAAGGGCAATCGTTGTTTTAGTGGGGTATTCGTTGAATTACAGAGATCATCGTTGATTTACAGCATTCCCTATTGATAAATAAAAGGTGTGGGAATTTATAATGTGGTCTCGCTCAAGTCGCTGCCTTTTTCAGAATCTCAAAGGCTGCCTTGATTTTTGCCGCCATCAATTTCCTGCGCTCAATCAGGAAGTCCTCGTAGGCCATATTTTCCCAACCGTGAGGCAGAGCGTTCTCCTCTTCCATAACACGGATCTGCTCGTCAGACAATCCGGCGCAGACAATCGGATAATACACAGACGGAGCATCATCCAGGATGTCCATGTTGTCCTTCCAGTCAATGAATGCGTAGTTTGCCATCTGGTTAATCTTCGCATCAGAGTATCCTTGGGACTTCAAGCAAGCCTTTGGGAAAAGATGATGCTTTTCCAGAGACTTGCGGTTACCGTCTGTTCCGGGCTCGAACAGCTTTGACACAAGCAGATTGCTCTTGGAGAAGAGGATTTTTGCGTTCATAATGTTCAGCGATGCCACATAGGCATTCCATGCATTATTACCTCGTCCCGAAACAGCCAGGCCCTCCGAACCGACCAGGGTGATGTCAAAGTAGTCATTCGTCAAACGCTCGTTTACTCTGGACAGGATGAACTCCTTGTACTCATCCAGAGTTTTGAGGCTTTTGATGGTATTCAGATGGTTTTCCACCGTAGACTCAAAGGAGCCCGTGTACAGCGAAATGAGCGAAGCATAGAAGAACCACAGCGAGGTAAGGTGCATATTCTCATTATACGATGCATTGAAGCGGTGCTTCGCAATCAAATACAAGGCATAGGTGTAGAATATTGCGTTGCCAGACAGAATCAAATCCCCGGACAAATAACCTGCGTTCATGATGGCTTTGATAAACTCATGCCAGCTGTGTACATCGAGGACATCCGGTAGTTTCTCCTTGAGAGTATTGAAACGCTGAACACGAAGATTATCATCCACGGCACCCTTTTTATCAAAGTCGGCACCTCGGAGCAGTTTATAGCCATACTTCAAACGGGCTCTGTCAAATGCATATGCCATAACAACGCGGATGACATCCTGCGCTGACACGGTGGTCAGCTGATTGTAAGAGGTCGTTTTACCTTTTGCCGGAGCGGTGGAGTCTTTGCTGAACTGCTCAATCTCACGACGTCCATCATCCCAATACAAGGACAACAAGGTGAGGATGAAGTCGTTCTGTTTCAGAGAAACACCACCAGAGTTTACACGGACGAATATTTCAGAGACATCCTCTTCCTCTGCGGTGGACTTTATGTCGAACACAGGAAGCGTATGGCTTTTCAGATTGACCACACTGTTGATGCGATCCGCAATTAAGCCCTGTTCTTCATCTGTAAGCTCGGACCCTTTGGTGGATCTATAGTCACCCAGTTTCTTGATGAAATCACCGATGAACTTAAAGGTGTTCGTGGAAGTGAACAGGTCACTAATATTATAAATCCATTCTGGGTCGTTCTTCGTGGCTTGGTAACCAACCTCAAATTTGTTTTGCAGCGGGCAATAGGAGATAACAATGCTCTTCTCATCGAACTTTGAGTTGATAACCTTCTTGCCCTTCATAACGGCATAGAGCGAAGTCAAACGCTGCTGACCGTCAATGATGACTTCTTTGGGTGAGTCGTAGCTGTGGGCATCGACACCGATGGATTTTTTCTTATCAAGAGACGGACACTCCCACAGCATAAGGTAGCCGATGGGGTAGCCTCTCATCATGGAATCGAATAAGTCACGCACCTTTGAATCTTTCCAGATGAAGGGGCGCTGCAATTCCGGCAGTCCGAGTTCGCCTGTGTCGATCTTTTCTATAAGCTGATTGACCGTCAGCGTTGTATTACTGAATATTTCCGGCATAGATTACTCTCCCTTCATTTTCAGGAAGCCCTGCTTGAAGGCATCCGGGAAGATGAATGTCTTTTCGCCAATACCAAAGGTGACACGGATGTGTTTCTGCGCTTTGTCAATCTTGGTGACCGTACCTTCTCCGAATGCTTTGTGCAGAACAATGGAGCCATCCTTAACATCGGGTGCGACAAATTCCTCTTGCTTGGCTGCCATTTTCGCTGCAGCAGAAGCAGCAGGCTTGACACCATACTGCGCGGTAACGGAGGGTTTTTCAACAGCATGATGATTTCATAGATTTTTTGAAAGCCTCCCTGCTATTCGACGCGGAGCATCCGATAGCCGATTCCGATGTGCGTTTGTATGTATTGCTGCCCGTCTTTTCCGCGTTCCAGCTTTTTGCGCAGGGTCGCCATGAACACCCGCAGAGAAGCAATATCGTTTTCCCAACTGCTGCCCCAAATCTGCTGTGTGATGTAGGTGTGGGTCAGAACCTTGCCCACATTTTTTGAGAGCAGACACAACAGCTTGTATTCGATGGGCGTCAAGTGCAGTTCTGCACCGTCAAGATATGCGCAGCCTGCCGCATAGTCGATTTTCAGCGCACCGTTCGTAAAAATCGGAGATTCCTGCGCTGCGTCTGTTTTCATCAGCGACAGTCTCCGCTGCGTCACTCGCAGCCGCGCCAGCAGTTCATCCACGGAAAAGGGCTTGGTGAGATAATCGTCCGCCCCGGCATCCAGCGCCACGATTTTATCAGAATCCTCTGTTCTGGCGCTGATCACAATGATCGGCATATTTGACCACGAACGAATTTTTCGGATGATCTCCACGCCGTCCATATCTGGCAGTCCCAAATCAAGCAGCACAATGTCCGGGTTGTGAGACAGCGCCTCCATCACGGCGCTTGCGCCGTTTTGCGCAGAAAGATACCTGTATTCATGGGTTTTCAGCGTTGTTGTGATCAGATTGCGCACCGGCGTATCATCTTCTACAACGAGGACAAGCGGCTTATTCATTTAGGTTCACCTCACTGAGCGGTACTGTAAAGGAAAAGATGCAGCCATGCGGCGAATTATCTTTCAATGTCATTTCGCCATTATGGGCATGAATGATGGCTTGACAGAATGTAAGCCCCAGTCCAAGACTTCGGCGGCTGTCGCCAATCGGATTGCCCCCGGTAAAGAACATTTCAAACACATGTTCCTTCAGTTCATCTGGAATACCGGGACCGTTATCGCTGACGCATATTTCAGCCATATTGTCTCGCGGGATTGCCGTGATCCGGATGCTCGAGCCAGCCGGAGTATATTTGACTGCGTTGTTCACCAAGTTGATAAGCACCTGCATGATGAGTCCCGCATCCACCCGCACCAGCAGCGGCTCATCTCCGCAATCTACTGTAATGTGATGCTCCGCCGACCTTCGGTCAATATGTCGGAGCGATTCCGATACGATGTCGTCCACGACCTGATCGGAAAGGCGCAGCTTGACGCTGCCGTCCGCAATTTTCGTAATGGAAAGTAAATTCTCAACCAGTCCCGTCAGCCATTGCGCATCGTCATAAATGTCCGTAAAGATCTGTTTCCGCGTTTGTTCATCCAGCACGGCATAGCTGTGCAGCAGCGTATCCGCGTTGCCGGAAATGGAGGTCAGCGGGGTCCTAAGGTCATGGGAAATTGAACGCAGAAGGTTTGCACGAAGCTGTTCGTTCTTTGCAAGGACGGCGGCTTTTTCCTTTTCTTCGGCGTTGCGTAGGCTTTCCAGCGCCAGAGCGCACTCGCCGAGAATGGAAAACAGCACGCTGGATGTAAATGCGTCAGGCTGCGTTTGCTTCTCCATCGGAATCCCGACAACGCCGAAAACCTGCTGCCCGGTACGAATGGCAAGATACAGCCGTTTTGCCTTTGGAAAGTTTTGCGTCGTTGCGCCGGCACGCTTTCGGTTTTGCCAGACCCATTGAATCACGTTCTGTTCCTGATCAGTATCCGGGATGCAATATGGACTGCTTCCGTCTGCCGGATAAACATTCCCATCCAGCAGCGCATCGCCTTGTGCCGGATAAATCAAAACGTCCCGCTGCATGAGCTTCTGTATCTGCGTCGCGGTCATCTGATAGACCTCATCCGGCGTTTCCGCCTTTTGAAGCTGCCTGTTCATATCAAAAAGGAGTTTTGTCCGATAGGCATCCCGCGCGGATAGCTGCGCATGGGCTTTGAGCTTTGCGGCAAGCGTACCGGTCAAAAGCGCCGCTGCAAACATGACGGCAAAGGTTATTGGGTATTTGCTGCCATAGGCTGCCAAAGACAGCCGGGGTTCCGTCAGAAAATAATTGAACAGGATGACACTCAAAAAAGCGGACAGCACACCGCAGGTATATCCGCTGGTAAAAGCGGAAGTCAGAAGCACCCCCAGCAGGTAAACCATGATGATATTGGCATTTGCAAAGCCGAGCCGCAGAAAGACCCATCCGATGACCGTCGCAGCTGCCAGAATCCCGATGGTCAGAAGCAGTTCCCATGCGGTCGGAAACGCCGGACGGATGGTAAGCAGCCGTTTCCTGCGGTAGCTCTTATAGGCTTCCACATCCGGAATGATATGAATGTCTACCTCTGGTGCAAGCGTAATGAGCCGTTCTGTCAGCGTCGGTTCACTCCAAAAATGCCGCCGCTGCACGCCGCTTCGCCCGATCACGATTTTGGTCACATCGGAGAGCCGCGCATATTCCGCGATCTGTGTGGCTGCGTCTTCTCCATGCGTTGTGATGATCTCTGCGCCGAACCGCTGCGCAAGGCGCATATTTGCCTGCAAGCGAACGGTATCTTCTGCGTTCATGTCAGCGTATCCGGGTGTCTGCACGTAGAGTGCGGTAAGGCTGCCACTAAATGCCTGTGCCATTTTCCCTGCCATTCGTACAATGCGTTCATTGGATGGAGACGAGGACAGGCACACAAGAATATGCTCTTTTGGCAGTTCGCTTCCTTTGTTCTGCACATCTTCACCACCCCTCTTAAACGATATTATAGCACCAAAATGTGAAGGTTTCTACTGCGCCCAATCGGATTCGTTGTTTGGAAATGAAATTTGCTCTGAATCATAGATCACGATTTCTACATGGGCATGACTGCTGCGAAACCGGGAAAGCGTTTCCTCAAGTTCGTCAGGAAAAATATTTCCGACCAGATGCACGCACGGCTCAGGCTGCTGTTGTTCGGGCGCTTCCTCGATTCGCTTCTGATTTTCATCCAGAAAGCGATCCAGCCGCTTCATCAAAAACCAGCCGAACAGAAACATTAACGCTGTCCCAGCGATCAAAACGACATCTTCCACATACCCTCACCGTCCGTTCAGATTCGGAAGCACTTTTGCAGCGCTTTGTATTCGCCCAACGCTAAAATCGTCATTTCCCCGGACAGCACCGTATCCGGTGTAATTGATACGTCGGTTTTTCCCGAATGCTTGATGCCAAGAATGTTGATTCCAAACTTTCTGCGGATATTCAGTTCGCCAATGCTTTTCCCGACCCAGCCTTCCGGTACTTCCACCTCAAAAATGGCGTGCTGCTCGTCGATCTCTATGTAGTCGAAGATATGGTCGGCAGTGTATCGGATCGCTGCCCATTTTGCCACCTGTTTTTCCGGGTAGACTA